CCATGCTATTCATCAACAACTAATCCATGCTATAGATGAAGATACTATAGGTGATTTGTTTGATCGCTCGGCCCCAAGAGAATTCAATCAACAACCAATCAACAACCAACTCTAAATTTCGAACACGGGGGAGGGGGGCCAAAGAAATCGACTGAACTCATCCTAAAATTTATCGCACCAGAAATTTTTATAGTTTTCAATAGAATGGAAAAGGCTCCATTTACTAAAAGTATATTGAAAATCTCAAACAATTATATTGAAAAACAAGGGGGTACCCTACTACGGTGTATGGGTATCAGATTTCTCTATATACTTTGGATTATTTAGACGTGCCTTTTTTATGTTATTTCTCAGCTTTTCTTTGTGTTCTTCTGACAGCTGTCTTTTTCTGAGTTTTAAGGGGGTTTCGTCTATTTGTTCTTTGAGTTCTTCCTTTAACTTCTTAAACTCATCTACATTCCTAAAACATAAAATATCATTGAGTTTAAGATAATTAATAAACTCTGTTCTTCCTATGTCTTGATTAGACCATTCTTCACATTCTTTGATAGCTATGTCTACTGTAACTAAGATTGTATATATAGGCTTACCATCATCGGTCCTTCTCCAAGGATCTACTTGACCTACCATTAATCTTCGTTTAAGATAACCAGCATAATTAAAACCATTTAAATACTCATACATGAACAATAAGTTCTCCTTTATGTTCTAAATTAACTATATCGTAACATTTACTACAAATATCTATAACACCACTAGAGGTAACTAAGCTTTCAGCACAGTTATGCTGTCCTAAATAACCTCTACAATAATAGCATTTCCTTGACAATTTGACATTTCCTTAAATAAGTGCTATACTTAAGGAAGATAATAATACGAAAGGGTGTCTATGTCAACTTATAATCGTAGATGTACACGTTGTGGTCAACCTTTTGAAACAGATATTAGGGATGAATATCTATGTCCGACTTGCCGAAGATGGAGTTAACTATGCACAAAGCTATTGATTGGTTCTTATGGGGTCTATTTATGAGCATGGGTTGGATTGTCGGAACTAATCTAATAAACTTCGTAGGAAGCTTCATGCATCGTTAATGCCCGCTCAGTACGAAGCCATAAGAGATAAGCTAAAGAAGGGCGGTATGTCTTTGAAAGAATCAAAGAAGCATGCTGCCATGATCTACAATTCTAAATATAAGAAAAACCCAGTGGGAAGATTCAGTGATAAGAAAGCACGGGGAAGAGGATAAGTTGCAGAATGGTAATGGTAAGACTAATTTAGCCGGGGTACTCCCGACTGTAATTAGTACAATGGTTGTTGTCTTAACTATGTTTGCAGGTTTCTGGCAATTAGCTGATCCTCGAGCGTCTTTGTCTGACCTAAAGGCTACTTTCGCTAATTATTTGACTATTAGAGAGCACAATCAATTTACTTCAGATTTAGATCATAGACTAGAAGTATTAACTAAAGAGATGGATAATGTTCATCTAGAACAACAAACTAGAGCTGGTTCTATTGAACATATACATTCCTTAGAGAAAGCATTAGATGAGTTAAAGAAATCTCATGATGAGCTGGCTAAAGAAATAAATTCATCGGTTACTATCTCAGATCGCATGAAAGAATTGCAGACTGAAATCAATAATCTACGTGAACATCAAATAACAAAGGAAAGCAAATGACTGAAACAGTGAAGTCTTTGTCTGAATTAGAGATTCTAGCTAAGACGATGGAAGATTTGGCCAAAGAGCCAGTTACAGAAGTAAAGAAAATTGAGGAGAAAATCTAATGGGTTTTGGATATTGTGGAATTCAACCCACAGGCTCTGAAAGTTACGGACATTTGAAAGGCGCTGAGAAACACATTGCTTGTGTTCCGGCGAAAGGCTAATGGCTATCAAGCACGCGCGGAAGAATTCTAAAACTAAGAATTCTAAATCTCCGCAACAGCAAATGCAGGATGCTCAACAGCAGCAACCCATGGTTGCACCGCCAGTTCCTCCTGTGGCCAATGCTGGTATGGGGCTCGGATTTGATCCACAGCAAGTGGGGTATTAAGAATGGCAATAGACGAAACAGTACGAAAGTATCAAACTAAAGGTTCTCCAGTAACTAAGAAACTGGATAAGAAGGAAGGCCCACATAAGGTCACTCATCCACCTACTTCTGTCTCAGTACAGTTTGATGATGTCAAGAAGCGAGAACTGTCTCATAATGAAGTTCCGGGGTATAAAAGCTAATGGTTCAATTTGCAAATGACTGGCCTACTGGTCAATATTTCTTAACTCCTGCATCTTCTGAAGATGTTAATATAGGAGCTACAGGTGCAACTGGTGACTATCTAGAAGGTTTTACAGTAATCCCGGCTACAGCTACTCCAGGTGCAGTTTCTATTGCAGATGGTGCTAATGATATTTATGTCATTCCAGCAGGAACTACAATAGGATCGTATTACATTCCGGTACGTGCATATTCTAAGTCAGGCGCATGGAACGTAACTACAGGAACAAGTGTTTCTGTCGTAGCCGTAGGTAAATTTACTTAGTGTTTGTTCAAGGCCCTAGATTAATAACTTCTTTTGTCCTTTCTGATTCTACCTGGCCAAGTATTTCAAATAGACCTACTGTCTCAGGAAGTACTTTAAGTTGGGTAGGTCCATTAGGTGGTGGAGCTAATAATGGACAACCTGTTCAACAGTCTAGAACGTTAACAGCTTCAGGAAATGTATCCACTTCCTCAGATAATCAAGTTATCCAAGGATTGGATATATCTGGAACTGTGAGTATTAATCACAATAATGTAACGTTAAAACAATGCCGCGTTACCATTAGTGATCCAACTGGATCTGCAGTACATTTGGCAAGCGATCCTATATCAGGAACGGTAATTGAAGATTGCCAAATAAATGGAAGTATGAATAGTTTTAATGGATTGAACTGTCCTGCTTCTACTTTCAGTTGGTCTGCTGCTGCCGTCCGAAGAAACTATCTTTTAGGATTTGAGAATTGTATTACAGGCAATCCTCACGATACGCCAATAACAGATAATCTAATAGGACCTATGGGCAATTCAGGCAGTTCTACATACGATGGAGATGGTATAGAATTATATACTTGCAATAACATCACCATACGACACAATACGTTTATTTCAACAGGCAGTCAGACTACTAACTTAGTTCTTAATTCTCTAGTTAATATGACTAGTGTTAGCGGAAACGCAGTCACAAACATTACTATAGATAGCAATCATTTTGAAGGTAGTTCCGAAGGCTCGTTTGTAATTGACTTTGATAATAGTCCAGGAGGTCCCATGTCATGGAACTGTACTAATAATGGCTTCATCAATATAGGCTCTAAGTCTCCTGTTAGGCACGCAGCCGATTATATAGCCCCTTCTCCTAACTCTGGCAATTATACGTCTGCTGATATAAATTCTACTGGCGGTTCTTTACTAAATGGAACAGGACAGATAAGTTAATGGCTGTTGCAGTAAAAGATACTGGAACTGCAGTTTATAATACTACAGCGGTAACTCAAACTTATACTTTTACAGTAAGTTCAGGCGCTACACTCGCTGTATTTTTCATAGTTCAAGATGTAACACAATCAATTACAAGTGTAACGTGGGATTCTGGAGGAACGAACCAAGCTTGCACTTTAATTGGTTCTAAATCCGATCCAACTGCATCGTTAGGTGCAGTTTATCTTTACGGACGCATCAACCCGACAGTAGGCACAAATAAAACTCTTAGTGTGGTAAATGGGGTTACGACTGGTGAGAGTGCTGAAATGCAGTCTTATTCAGGGACTGTTACATCTTCAGTAGCAGCAGCTTGTACCAATGTTCTGACAGCGAATGGAACTACAGCTGGTACTCAAAGTGTAGGAACGGCAGCACAGTCTGGAGCTAATGGAGATTACTATATTTCAGGCTATATGACGCCTGGAGGTATTAGTGCTCTTTCTAATATTACAATCTATAATTTATCTCCTGCTGGCAATGATGCTGCTGGAAACGGAGTCGCTTCTACAGGCACAAGCATTTCTTTAACAGCGACTATACCTACTAGTACATGGGCTGCAGTTAGTTGTGATATTGTCGCAGGGAGTTCAGATGTTTTACAGGCACAAATATGGCTTTAAGTAAAAGAGCATACGAAGGTGAATTATTAGTAGACCACAGAGCTTCTCCAGGTCTAACAAATGAACAAGCACATAAGTTAGGATATACCCTTGATAATACAGGTGTTCCTAATGCTGTAGCTGAAGGAAAAGTGTTTGAGGCTCCGACGATGGGCTGCAATCACTGTGGGACAGTAGTTATAATCAATCCCAGTAGAACAAGGGATCGAGCCTATTGTCCTAGTTGCGATCACTATATCTGCGATAACTGTGAGCTCGAGCGAAAGTTACCAGACTACAAACACGCAACACATCGTCAAAAAATAGAAAATTACATTAGCGCTAATACAAGGATTATAATTTAAATGGCAAAACGAGTTTTTAACCACCCCGGTCAGACTTGGGCGCCGACGGCTACTGGCGCCGCGGCCACCAATTGGATGTCTGTAACCGGCGGTTCTACTACAATGATCATCGACTGGCTTGAAGTTCTTATTTCAGGCACAGCTGCAGCTGCCGCTATCTTAGCTACGGGAGTTAGATATGCATCAACCTTGGCAGCTACCCCGACTGCTCTTGCTGCGCCTGCAACTGATGGCTTCCTTAATGCATCAGGTTCAGCTTTATCAGCGCCAGCAGTTGTAGGGTTTGCTGCTACTACGGGACCATTCCCTAGTGCTGCAGCTACATTGTCTGCACTTAATCTGGGATTGAATGCTTTTGGTGGAATTGTTCGCTGGAATGCATCTCCTTTCCAGCAATGGACACAAGTAGGTTCTGCTGTTGCTGGTTCAGGTGTAGCTGGGCAATCAGTTCTTTGGAATAATTCCGGGCCTGGTGGACAGTCGACTACCGCTGCCGCACATATTATCTACGAAGCATATTAATGGCTGATTCTCAATACAACGATGCCGCTGTCCTGACAACTGACCCTACTTTTCAAGGTAGGGTTGGTTCGGCAGTATGGGCATATTGCGCTCAAGTAATTCCTACAGAAGTTGTAGGAACTACTCCTGCAGATTCTTATGTTCATATGCAACGTAAGAATTATGCACAGCAAGTATTAAACAATCCTACGATATATAGACCGTATTTTATTAATACTGCATCAGTAGATACTACAGTTCTTTCTGATGCTACTATTACTGGAACTGTTCCATTAATAACTTCAAACGTTTCAGTACAACAAGCATTAATATCAGATCAACATATTTCTAATGCTGTAGCGTCGACATTTAACGCGTTCGTATCTGGCATTTAACTAAATGACTATTCGCGGCGTAAATCAACAGCGAATTGATCCGCCGTGGCTTGGACAAACTTGGACTTGGCGTCAAGTTGATAAACTTGGGGAAGACACACTTCCTAAGAATCAATATAACTGGCCGAACCCAACTGTCTCTACTTGGATAGATGAAACCATTACTTGGAGACAAGTAGGGTTTCTAGGCAAGGATAAATTACCGAATAGACAGCAAGATTGGCCCAATCCTAATTCAGTTTTGTGGTCAAATAGTTGGTCTATAAATCTTCTACAGACTACTCTAAAACCTTCTGTTTTATCGATACCGAAGAATCAATATGATTGGCCTAACCCACCGTCTGTTGTGTGGTATCAAACACAAGCTACGTCTGCTACTTATTTATTAGGACAGGGTTTTCCAACCAATCAACTAGATTGGCCTAATCCTAAATCGGTAACTTGGTATCAAGATTGGAATAATCAGCTGGTATTGAATATGCCAGTGTTTGCTCCTTCTGTTGCATCTTACTGGGACATACCGCAATCAGTTACTTGGTATCAGGATTGGTCGCAAAATCTTCTACTGACTACTTTAGCTGCTATTCCAGCTAAAATACCTTTCTTACAGTTTGACTGGCCTAATCCGCAATCTGTTCTTTGGTCTCAGCCTTGGTCTAGTCGATACAATTTATATGGCCAAGATAAATTACCTAACCGTCAGCAAGATTGGCCATCTCCACAATCTATACAATGGTATCAAGATTATAGACTTAATTTATTACAGTCTACATTAATTCCGCCTCCTGCGGTACTACCGCATAATCAGTATGATTGGCCTCTTAATTATCAACCTGTTTCTTTAACTCAAAGCTGGACTTATACTTCTCAGTTTATAGTTCCTGTTCCAGTTATACCTACTTTTATAACTGGTGGTAGGCAACTAGGACCAGGTCCAGAATCTAGATATCAAACTGAACTCAGGCAGTTAATTACACAAAGACAAGCATTAGAAGCTGCGCAAGCTCTAGCTAAACGAGGCGGAGAAGCAAGAGCAAAGAGTTTAACGGCATCTCAAAGAACTAATATTGCGTCCCACGCGGCAAGCATAAGATGGAAGAAATGATGAACGCGGCAAGCACAAAGTCTAAATCTAAACAAACGCGGCAAGCATACAGCAATTACGGCAGAATACTAGGTTATTTAGGAAATATAAAAAAGGCTATACTAGCAGACCATGGCTCCAAAAAGGCGGAAATCAGCTCTCGTGGACGAACGCGCGCAGCACAAACAGGCAGCACTAGCCAGTCTAGAAAAGTTCATAAACCTAGTACATCCCAAGCGGATGCTAGGAAACATACACAGAAGGGTGATTAATTGGTGGACACGTCAAGACGCCAAGAATCATCAACTACTTTTGCTACCACGCGACCATATGAAGAGTACGCTTGTAGCTTACAGGGTAGCGTGGGAACTTACGAAGGATCCTTCGTTGCGGGTCCTATATATATCTTCGACATCTAATCTAGCAATTAAGCAACTTAAATTTATTAAGGATATCTTTACTTCAGATACTTATCGGCTTTTCTGGCCAGAGATGGTCGAGAAAGAAGAAGCGAAGCGAGAGCTCTGGACTCAGCGCGAAATATCGTTGGATCATCCTAAGCGGAAAGAAGAAGCAATCCGTGACCCATCGATCTTTACTGCTGGCCTTACCTCTAATATTGTGGGCATGCATTGCGATATTGCTGTTCTCGATGACGTGGTTGTGCAGAGTAATGCGTACCTGGAAGAAGGGCGGGAAAAGGTAAGAGATCAATACTCTCACCTATCGTCTATTGAAGGTACAGAAGCTAAAGAATGGGTTGTCGGTACCAGGTACCATCCTAAGGATTTGTACTCTGAACTGGTTTCAATGGAAGTTGAAGAGTATGATGAATTCGGTGAAAAGATATTATCTAAACAATTATTCGAAATAGAGGAACACCAAGTTGAGTCTATTGGGGATGGAACTGGTGAATTCTTGTGGCCTAGAGCACAGGCATCTAATGGCCGTTGGTATGGGTTCGATATCAAAGTACTTGCCGATAAACGAGCACAATATCTAAACAAACTTCATTTCAGAGCCCAGTATTACAACGATCCACATGATGTAGAAGCCAGCCCAATACAACGTAATCTATTTCAATACTATGATCCTAACTATATCTCTAAGAGAGATTGGAAATGGTTCTTTAAGAAGGAACCCTTAAATGTCGTCGCAGCAGTTGACTTCGCGTTCTCCCTTGGCAAAAAGGCTGACTATACATCTATTGTGGTTGTTGGTGCTGACGGCTATACTAATTATTATATACTAGAGATTGATAGATTCCGGACGGATAAAATATCCGAATACTTCAATCATATTCTTAAGCTCTACGAGAAGTGGGGCTTTAGAAAGATAAGAGCCGAGGTATCCGTTGCCCAGGCAGTAATCGTACAGGACCTAAAAGATAATTATATACGTCCATTGGGATTATCTTTGTCTGTTGACGAATTTCGACCCTCGCGTTTCCAAGGTTCTAAAGAAGAGCGTATCATGGCTGTCTTAGAACCTAAATATGCTAACCATCAGATATGGCATTACCCAGGAGGTAATTGTCAGATTCTAGAAGAAGAGTTAGTTTATTTCAATCCTTCGCATGATGACTGTAAAGATGCTTTAGCTTCAGCCATAGACTTTGCAGTAGCACCGACTAACCGTTTCAATATGTACAAAATACAGGAACATGCTTTTAAATATAATGCTAGATTTGGTGGAGTGGCTTAAGTGACGGGAAAAGTCATGGAGCTGATGAATGTTTTGGAACCTGATCAACTAGCGATCAGGATTACAGAACGTTTCATTGAGTGGGACACAATGCGTCAGGTCAAGAAGAACGACTGGGAAGAGATTCGCAGATACGTTTATGCTACTGACACTACACAGACTACTAATGCTCAGCTTCCTTGGAAGAACAAAACTACCAAGCCGAAGATGACGCACATCTGTGATAATCTTTACTCCAACTATACTGCTACGCTGTTTCCTAAGCGTAAGTGGTTGATATGGGAAGCAAATGAGAGGGACGCGAACTCAGTTCAGAAACGCGATGCTATCATCAACTATATGGCGTGGTGTATCGACCAACCTTCTTTTAAACATGAACTAGATAAAATCATATTAGATTA